TAGAGATACAGGCTTGTTTCTTGATCTAGACATAGCTTTTCAAGGCGTTCGCTTGGGATAAGCTATATTGTGCTAGTTGACTGAGTTTTATGGCTGAAGCACGCGCAATCGACAAGCTGTGTAAGGCGTTCAGCGTCGAAGAGCGCAGCAGCTACACGATCAAAAAGGGCGATGAAGTCATTATCAAGCTGTACTGGAAACCTTTGACGATTGCTGATCGGGACTCGATCAACAAGACCATGAAGGCGTTGAACTTGGGGCGGACAGAGGACAACTTGGATTTTGCGATCCAAATGCTGATTCGTAAAGCTGAGGACGAGGCTGGGAATCGGGTGTTTTCAGACGGCGACCGCGCCAAGATTCAGAACCGGCTTCCGATGAGCATTGTGTTGGACATTATGTCCAAGATGCAGGGCATGGAAGAGGTGGAAGAAGCGGACGACCTTAAAAGCGACGCTTGAGCAAGACAACTACCTGTTCCTGCAGTTTTTCATTGCTGAAAAGCTCGGGATGACGCTGGGTCAGCTGCGTTCCACGATGTCAGTTAGAGAGCTGTACGGCTGGAGCGCATATTTGACGTTAAAGGCTGAGCGAGAGGAGCAAGAGATGGAGAAGGCTCGTCAGCAGGCTCAGTTTCGGAAGGTGCGCTAACCTGAAGGCAATGTCTTCGGGTTAGTCGTGGCCGCTGAGTACGAAGTCAATATCAAGATCAATACTCAGCAGATTGAGCGAGAGCTTAAGAAGGTTGATAAGGCTGTAAATAACATCGGCAAGGGCAAGAAAGGCGGTAGAGCTTCAGGCTTGGGCTTAATGCCTGGTGATGAATTAAAAAGACTTCAGCAAAGCAGAATTTATCTAGGACAAGCTGTTCAAAGTATTGACAGGCTTGCAAAAATACAAGATCGACGTGCGCGTTCGTTAAACAAAATTAACGAGCTAGAGGCAAAAGGTCTCAGTGTCGGAAGACTGAGAAGGCAGTTGGTTAAAGCTACAACTGAGCAAAGCAGAAGACGACTTGGCAGCGCTGAAAAAGAGTTTCGAGTTTTAGAAAAAAGCATTCGCTTAGAGCAGTCAAAACTGCGAATTCTTAAAGAGCAGCGCAAGGGATTTGCCTCTAGCCCAGTGCGTGGAACACGCACGATGATGGGCTCTCCAGCCCAGATTGCTGCAGCTGCAAGAGCTGGCGGAGCAACTAGCCCAATCAGAGGCGGACTTAATTTTCCAGGATCACCAGCGTTTCTTGCTGGTGCGCGGGCTTCTAGAACTCCGTTTGGGCCCAGTTTCCCAACTGGTGGAGCATTTAGTCCGGTTAGAGGTGGATTTAATTTTCCTGGATCTCCTATTGCCCTTGCGGGAGCTTCTGCTTCTAGGACTCCTTTTGGCCCTAGTTTCCCGACTGGTGGAGCGGCGCTTCCGATCCGAGGCAGCATATCAATGCCTGGCTCTCCAATAGCAGTTCAAGCTGCTAAAGCAACAAACTTAAGAGCACTCAAGGTTGAAGCTTCCTGGGGCAAGGCGTTAGGAGAGCTACAAGAAACGGCTGAAATGTTTAAATTGAAAGATGCAAAAATAAAACAAAGCTGGGGTACGGCCTTGGCTGAGTTGAGTGAAACAGCTGCTTTAATTCAAGTACGTTCGCAGCAGGCCAGTGCAGGATTGACTGGGCAGTCATCACCTGTTGGTGGCGCGACAAACATTCCGGGGTCGCCAGCATTCTTGCGTAGGCAACGTCGCAAGAAAACACTTGAGCAGGTTGGCCTTGGCGCTGGTTTCCCGTTGTTGTTTGGCGGTGGCGCAGGTTCAGTTCTTGGCGGTGGTTTAGGCGGCCTTACAGGGTCTTTTGGAGCACAGATTGCGTTTAGCGCTATTGGCCAACAGATTGATCAGTTTGTTGCGGGCATGGTCAACGCGGGCAAAGCGTTTACCAGTGTCGGTGGTGCGGCTGAATTTATGACCGAGAAGAGCTTGTTTAGCTCTGACGCAATGCAGTTCCGTATTGAGCAACTGATTGAAGAAGGTCGGGTCACTGAAGCGGCTGCGTTAATGACGCAGGAAATGGCCAAAAAGGTTGGTGGAACTGGTCTCAAAGCGTTGAAAGACCTTGGAACTGAAGCTAGCAAGATGGGCAAGTTGTTTGGAACGGTAATGCTGCGTATTCAAGCGTTTATGGCGCAAGCTCTTACGCCTTTGATCAAATTGATCAATAGTGCGATAGGAGGGATGGTCGCTCAAAACCAGCTTGATCAAATGTTGGCAGAAGCTGGGTCTCCCGAACGCAGGGCAGCAATACTTGCACGTTCGCAAGAGCTAAGAGGAACAAAAAAACAAGGCAGAGTGTCATCTACTCGGGGTGACTTTACGATGGAGATGCTTCAAACGCTCCAAAGTGAGTTTCCTTCAATTATTCCAGAAGGCGCTGCTATCGTTCCAACTCAACTTGAAACTTTGCAAGCAGCTGCAGGGTCTAAGAAAAAAGACAAACTGCCAGGCTTGAAAGCAGAAAGAGAAAAACTTGAAAGGCTTTTGGATCTAGAAGAAAAACGTTTTGAGTTTGAATTAAAAGGCGACAAAGCTGGAATAGCTCGCATGCAGGCAAGTGAAAAAGTAGCTAAAATTGCTGAAGAAATTAAAAAAGTTAAAGCCTCTGATCTTACAACTGAAGAGAAAAGAGTGGCTTTAGAGGTTTTAGGCTTAGAGAATGCTCGCGTAAATCTTGAACTTAAGTTCCAGTTGGCTCAGGTTGATCAACAAAGGTTTGACGACATGCAAAAATTTATTGAGCAACAATACGAACTAAATGAAGCGGTCAAGCAGCAAGCTGCATTGGCTGAAGGCATTGCACAGGCAATGGGCCAAGGGATGACCCAAGCGTTTGATGCGCTTATTAACGGTGCAAAAAGCTGGGGCGCGGCTCTTCGTGACATTGCAGCTAATGTTTTGCGTGACATTGCAAATCAGTTAATTCAGATATACGTTATTGAACAATCTATTGGGTTTTTAAAAGCGTATCTTACGCCGTTTAGTCCATTAACACCGCTTGGGGGAGGTGGAGGACAGATAGGGAGATTTGGTACGTTAGGGCCAAACTACGGCATTCCTCAGTTTGCGAATGGCGGTCGCCCACCTGTTGGTCGTCCATCACTTGTTGGCGAGCGTGGTCCTGAACTGTTTGTCCCTGATAGGTCTGGAACAATCATTCCAAACCATGCTATGGGCAGCACCAGCGTCGTCGTCAACGTCGATGCCTCTGGAACGGAAGTGCAGGGCAACCAAGGCGGGGCTGAGCAGCTTGGCCGCTTGATTGGTTCAGCGGTGCAGGCAGAATTGATTAAGCAGAAGCGACCTGGAGGACTTCTTACTCGCTAATGGCTACTTTTCCTTCGATTAACCCAACGTATGGGGCGCGTAAGCGCAGCCGTCCCAAGGTCCGCAACGTGCAGTTTGGTGACGGGCTGTCTCAGCGTTTGACGTATGGCCTCAATCAGGATGCCAAAGAGTGGAGTCTGACGTTTGAAGTATCAGAGACTGATGCCGACACTATTGAGACGTTTCTCGAAGCACGAGGTGGAGCGGAGAGTTTTGACTGGTCGCCACCGGACGAGACCACAACTTACAAGTGGATTTGCCAGGACTGGTCGAAGTCCATACCGTATTTGAACAGGGCCACGATCACCGTTACGTTCCAGCAGGTGTTTGAGGTATGAGCGAGCTTTTTGAAAATCTGCTTACGTCTAGCCCGTTTGCAATCATCGAGCTGTTCGAGCTTCAGCTGGAGACTGCTATTCACGGCAGCAATGAGACGCATCGGTTTTTCAGTGGTGTAACCCAGAAAACGACTACAGGTCAAATCGTTTTTGGCGGAGAGACTTATATTGCCTTGCCCGTCGAAGCAGACGGATTTGAGTTTAAGGGTGATGGAACGTTGCCCCGCCCGACTCTGCGTATCGCCAACACCAACAGCTTTGTTTCAGCTGTGTTGTTATCGGTAAACGAGACAACGCCAGGCAACGATCTTACTGGTGCAAAGCTGACGCGAATCAGAACGTTGAGTCGCTTTTTAGACGCAGAAAATTTTGACAACAACTCCAACCCATACGGAACGCCAGACTCGTCTGACACGGGTCAAATGCCGAAGGAAGTCTATTACGTTGATCGCAAGATCAGTGAAAACCGAGATTTAGTTGAGTTTGAATTGGCATCTGTCTTTGACTTAGAAGGCGTTACGGCCCCCAGGCGTCTTGCCTTGGACAACATTTGTCAGTGGACGTATCGCGGCCCGGAGTGTGGCTATACGGGGTCAGAGTTTACCGAAAACGACGTTGTTGAAGTCACTGTGGCTGCCCCCAACCTGACATTTACGACAGGGGCCAACCAACTTACGGCTCGTAATAGCT